TTTGTAATTGTTTTATTGACAAATACTTTGGAAATTCATTTTCATACTCTTTTGCAATTCTTTTCCAATCTCCTTTTTCACTGTCTATATAAAATTTATTAATTACAAAACGTTGTTTTTCACTAAGTATAGTTAATAAATTTTTAACTCTTACTATTTTTTTATTTAATATATTTTCTTCTGCTTCACATTCTATAATTTTTGAATTTATATACTGTCTATCAAATTTATTTATATGGTTTAATTCATTTTTATAATTAGCAACTGTATTTGATACCTTATCAGATATTTTATTTGTATTACTATGTATACTATCATATGCTTGTCCAGCTACTTGCATATTTTCTATTATTTCATTTTCTGTATCTTCATATACTGTTCCTGCATAACATAATTGCTCTTGATATCCTTCCTTTTTTAATTGCACTTCTGTTAATTTTGCCTCATTCTTTTTATGATTTCTTAGCATTATTTCAACATCCTCTTTTATGTATTTACTCATTAGTATACCTCCTCATTAAATAATTGTACTCTACCTTCTATATTCTTCTTTTAGCCTTTTCTTAATTAGTTTTAATGCTATCTCATAAGCATCATTTTCGTCTTTTAGGTTATTTTCATCTTGCCTTAATACTTTTATTGTCTCTAGTAAATTATTGTTTAAATTTATCTTTTTCTCTATTAATTCTTTGGCATTTAATAGATTCTTTATTGTTTTAGTCATTTGTATCACTCCACCTCTTTTGCCTTATTTTCAAAATATTGTTTTACTTCTTCTTTATTGTTCCAAACGATACCTTCTTCGTATATCTTTTCTGCCATTAAATCTATCATTTTGTCTTTTTCTTTTAGCATAGATAATACTGTTTCTATATCTTTAACATTTACAATGCAGCAGTCTTTACTAATTGGTGTATTCATTCCTAAATTTAATCTATATATTGCTTTTTCTTGTTCTTTTGTCATATGCTAGTCCTCCTTAATCCATCCAAGTTCTTGACATTTCTTATTTATTGCTTGTAGTTCTTGCATATTTATTGCACAAGGATATATTTCAACTCTTTTATCATAACTATAAAATTTAATACTTTTTCCCACTTGATGACTACTTTCTTTTCTATACATTTCATCTTCACAATGATTTTTGAATTTTTCAATATATCCTAATTTTTTAAACATCTCATCAGCACTCATTTTATTTTCTCCCTTCTAGTAGTTCTTCTAACTCTAATATTCTTTCATTGATTGCTTTTATTCTGTCAACATCAGAAAATCTATTACAACTTAGTAACATTTTCTTATATTCTTCTATCTTGTCTTTTACTTTTTGCTTTGGAATAACATAATTACTACAATTTTCAAATAAATCTTCTTCTAATTTCTTCGTATATCCATTTTTGTGTGCTACTAATCTTTTTAATTCTTCATTCTCTTTTAATACTCTTTTATAATCTGATAAAATATGCTCCAATATTCTAGCAAGCTCTACAATTTCTTTATTGTAATATCCGTGCCAGCCATCTTCTTTATACTCTTTATCTGTTTTTATAGATTTTATAAAATGTTCTGCATTTTTTATATCTTCTTCTATACTATTTTCTTTCACTATATATCACTCCTCTCAATATGTATTCCTTGCTTTTTTATATCTATATCTTCTAATTCTAATTTTATATCTGGTCTACGTCTGTGAATATAAATCATTAAACATTTTCTAAATACATTTGCATTCTTCATATTGTCTATAAAAATCAAAACCACTCTATATACTAAAACTAAAAATAATAATACTAAACATATACTTCCACTTATTAGAGCTACTCCAGATAAAATATTTTTAATTATTTCTATCATATCTATTCTCCTCCTAACTCCATTCAAATCTATCACATGGTCTTATTCCTTTTTTGCATGTTCCACCTATTTCAGCATATCTACATTCATAACAAGTAACAGGTGGTTCATTAGTACATTTCGTACAAGGAAATATATTTTTGCCATAATATTGTTTATATTTACATTTAATACATTTCTCTGGCATATCTAATCTCCTCCTAATAACTCTGGCTTTAAATCTTCTCTTAATTTATTTGCTAAAATTCTACAACCAATTGCTTTATTAATATCATTCTCTAGTAATGCTTTTTGAACTTCACTTTCCCAATAATCAATATTCTTTTGTATTTCTTCTTTTTTATATTTTCTATTCATCTTCTCCTCCTACTCTATAGCAATTAGCCTCAAACTGTTCTTTTGTTAGTATTGTTTTGATTTCATCATTAAATATTGCCATACCATAACCAATATCTAATATTCTTTCATCCTCTGATGTACTAGGCTCATATATTTCTAAAATTCTATATCCATTTACTATATCGTCTACTTCTATCAAGTTTTCTAGTTGTTTGCTATGTTTTGCTACATTATCTTTTTTAAATGAAATGGGTAATTCAAAATTCATTTTTACATATATACTATCTTGATTTATTCCTACTACTTTTCCTATTCCTAAAGCTATTAACCTAAAATCGTTGTTAATTCTTACATACTCTCCTACTTTTATCTCTTCCATTTCTACTCCTTTC